ACTTGCTGTATTGTTGTATCATCCCTCATATCATTTCTAATATCGGGGTTCACATGAATCTGCATATTCAATTTATCTGGTGTTAATAATTGCTGTGCAGTTCTTGTACCTCGTTCACTGGCACAGCCGATTGTAATACTCATTATCAAAATGAAAAATGTCAATCTCATCTTCTCTCCTTTTTTATTATTTATTAATTATTCACTAATACTTATAAAAAAAGAGTTAGATTTTTGTTAGGATAAGATTAAACTTTTGTAAGTTTTTTGTAAAGATTAGAAATGTTTGTTTGCCATCTCTAACATTTCATCATACTTTGCGACATTAGACATTTCCTCTGCCATTGTACCCAAAATGTCTGGATGATCCGCAACACCAACACCCTTATCAAGAATGTTGTTGATATTTGCTTTATGTTTCGCAATATGACCTAAACAATAAACTTTAAAAGCTTCCATCATATTTTCTCTGCTCATTTTCCTTCTCCTTTAAGATTGATAATTTAACCACCCTGTAAGAACATACTTTTCATGTTCCTTAGTGATCTGACCCCTATGAGTATGAGTCCAATCAGATGGCCAGATTATAGTTAAACCTTGAATCGCTGGGACTATTAATTTTTGATACATGAATTCCGTACCCCCAGCTGGTACGGTATTCAAATACGTCATAAATGCTAGACAACGTGATTGTGTAGCAAGTCCATTTCTTTCACAATGCCAATGATAAAATCCTTCACTTGGTTTGTACTTTTGCATATTTATAATTTCTTTTACTCCATACGATTCCATCTCATATGCTTGTTTGAACTTATATTCATATTCAGCAATACATTTATTTAAACCGTCTATGTAATTATTTAAAACCAAGCGATCTTGAATATTATCCAAATCGAAATATATATCTGTACTTTTCTTTCGTTTCTCATTCGAGACTAATGTATTTCTATGTTCATCACACGTTCCATACATTTGACCAGTATGATGCCTTCCAGTATTTAATTCATAATACGATATTAAATCCTCACATATCTTTTCTTCTAGATAACACCCATGAATAAAAGTTTCATCAGGAAATTCATGCAACTTCAAACTTGTCGGTTTTTTTACCACTCCATAGCTCCTTCACAACATTTACCACCACCATTTTCATATTATCATACTCTTTCAATCTTCGTAGAGTATATGGCAACCATTCAGTTCCGAATGGAACATATAATCGAACCTTGTAACCTTTATCCTTTAATTCTTTACTTAAATCCCTACGAATACCATATAACATTTCAAAGTCCATATCATCTCTTGAGACATTAAACTTCTTCATGTTCTTTACAACTTCTGTTAATACATATTCATCATGCGTACCTACAGCAGATACAGGGGTTGTAATATCCTTAAAATGATAATATGATCGACACCTATTTGTAATAATCTGAAATATATTTTTTATAAACAGTTGTCTAATTTGTTTTTTATTTTGATATGCTTCTTTATTAGTTTCCTTATATGCACCTTTAACAATCCTTAATGAAATCTTACTGTCTAACAAATCTTTAATATCTCTACTGGTTCTAAGTAAATTACTTTGTAATGCAATTCCAACATTGTTAGAATGATCTCTTAACTGAAAACATAAATCAATAGTATCTTGTGTCAAAGAAGCATCTTCCATATCCAACCTAACAGTCATACCATTATGATCTGCAAGGAAAGAAAGACTCCGCAATACCTTTTGACAATAATCTGTATCAAATTTCAGTCCTAACTGTGATGGTTTAATAGACAGATCAATCTTAATGTTCCTTTGAGAATAATAAGCTATAATCTCTAGGTATTGTCTATATGCTTTCTCACAATCTTCTCTAGTCTTACTTAATTCACCTAAGTAGTCTATTGAGACTTCAAATCCGTTTTGCATTAAATCAGCAATTACTGGTTTCGCAGAGTCAAAGTCATGTCCAGCAATAAATCGTTTTGCAAATGGATATAATAATTTCATTCTTTCTTTTCCTCTTTAGGTTTAGGGGGTTTCTTACCATAACCATCCTTATACCATCCACCACCTTTTAAATGAAATGACGGTGCATCCAATTCTCTAATCATAACACCAGTACACCCTTCTTGTTCACAAGGAAATTTATTGTCTCTTTTTTTTATATCAACAAATGCTTCATCAACAAACCCACACAAAGTACAACGATAACTATAAAGTGGCATTTCTATTCCCTCGGAACAAAATCATATTTTAATACTTTCGTATAACAACCAGAATGATATTTTCCCACATGGTTCTGATTAAACAACTTTGCTGTTAATAAACACTCATTTAACGAACCGTCAAATATACGTTTCTCAGCTGACAAATTAGATAATGTTAGTACCCACATAATTATAACGAAATTCACGATATTTTTTTATGTCTATTAAAATAATCACCGCCAGGCATTCCTAAATGTGTTCTTCCATCTAATACTTTATGATTAACACTTCCCTTTTTTATATACTGTAACATTACTTGACCATAATAATCATGTTCGCAAGGTTCTCTCCAATTACTAGTAATAGAACCATCATATACTATCATATCACCAACATTCAAGTTTGCTTGAAACGACTCACCAGTTTTTAGTCCTACAAAAAAAGGATATAGTTTATCAGACCCATCATGTCCTAAGTGTACTGCAGCTGTAATGTTTTCTTCTGTACGTCCTGTACCTCTTGATGACATAATCACATTTCCCTTTAAATACATTCTACAATTAGAAACCATTGGTAATAATTCATGTCCAGAATACTTTTCCACACTTTCCAGTTGTCTCATCATAACAAGATCAAATGCTGGATCACCAAACAATACGAATGAACCCTTACACTCAGGTTCATCCTCAAGAGTACCAAGAAAAGGTTGATCTGCAAACAAACCATTTTCATAAAAATACTTAGTTCTTAAATACTTAATAGTCTGGTACTCATATAAAAAATTACAATGTTCTTTTGATAATGCATTTTCTATAACAACAGGTTTTAACATTTAGTTTCCCCCCTTTTCTTCATTTAACCAAGGCGGTGGCATACCAATATTAATTCTCCCATCTAAAAACGGTACAGGTTTTCCTTCTGGTGTTAAATTACCCTTAGTTGCATAATGTAACATTAACTGACCATAATAATCATACTTACATGGATCACGCCAATGTTCCAGATCACCAACATATATTAACATATCACCAATATTTAAATGAACCTCTGCGAGTTCGCCTTCGGGAGATCGTACATATAAAGGCCATGTATCTTTTTCTTCCCCTTCGTGTCCTATATGTATTGTCGCAGTAATAGTTCTATCCCATGGCCTATCTTTGTGTCTTATAAGTTCATCACCCTTTTCATATAGTCTTGCATAAGAAACCATTGGTATTAAATCTAAACCAGATTCCTTTGATACTAATTCCAAATGTCTCATCAAAACAATATCAAAAGCAGGATCACCATATATCCAAAACGATTTATCTTTTGACAAATAATCAGCACCAAAATCACCATGAATAGGATGTCTCTCAATTAAATTATTATCGTATAAGTGTTTAGTTGCTTCATATCTAATGTTTTGATACTCAAATAAGAAGTTCGCATGAATATCTGGTATTACTTTCTGTATTACCTTATAAGGCGGTTTCATTTATCTGTACTCCATAGTTGTAAAGTTTTTAAGTTTCTCTACTGTAATCTTGTCAGGAAACTTATCGTCTAGTATATCTAATTTATGAGATATAACAAACAAATTAGTTTTATCAAGTATCGCAAACAATTTCATTAAATCATCCACTCCTGCTTGATCTAGACTTGCATCAAAAACTTCATCTAGTATTAACAAATTAACATTAACAGAGTTACGCATGGATGCAATATGTCTCCAAGTCAATAACAACGCAATATCAATTCTTTTCTTCTCACCTTCTGAAAAAGAATAATAGGAGAAATCGTCCCTGTGTCTACTCTTAATCGTTTCTTGAAAGTTCTCATCCAACTGGAAATTAACAAAGAAATCCATATCCTTCAAATACAAGTTTACATAATTATTAATAACTGGTAAATACTTGCGAATAATCTTTGTCTTAATACCCTTGTCATTTAAAATCATTCCAAGAATATCATAATATCTCTTTTGTTCACCATATTGTGTTTTGAGTCCTTTTTGTTCTTCCAATTCCCTATTTAAAATATTTGTTTTTCCTGTATCAACTTCCTCTGCTTCTTCTTTCAATTCTTGATTTAAATGGTTTATAAATCTATTATGTGATTTTATATGACCATTCTTTGAAGTTATTTCAGAGTTAATATGTTGTATCTCATCATTAACTAATTTAATATCTTCTAATCGGGATAAAACATTATTAACTTCCGTTTCCAATTTATCCAAACCATCATTCATCTCATCTATATCATCATCCAAGTCATTCAACTTAACCTTTTTGAATGATTCATCAATATCCTGCTCGCAAGTCGGACAATTAGTTTTCTCTTGAAAGAACCGTTTATCCTTATTCAATTTCTTTAGATTCTTATTAATTTGTGTCCGATACTTATCTAAATCCGAATTCTTTTTATGAACACTATTTTCATCTTTTATTTGTTTGTTTAACGTAAAGATAACTTCCTCATGCACTTCTATTTCTGCATGAAGTCTTGCAATATCTCTTTCTGCTTCTTCAATCTTTTCTAAATCTGTTTTTCTCTTTTTATCTGATTTCTCTTTAAGTTCTTCTAATTGTTTTTCATGTAATTTTATTTTCTCAACCAACAACTTAACATTATATTCAACTTCACTTATTTCTTCTTTAAGAATAACATGGCGATCTTTAAGTAGGTTTCTCATAATAGAGAATATACCAATGTCCAGAATATCCTCAATAATTATTCTACGATCACTAGCAGATAATTGCATAAAGGGAACAAATGATGCTGAACCTAAAACAACAATCTGTGTAAATGATTTAAAGTTTAACTTTAATACTTTTTCTTCAAGATACTTTTGATAGTCCATAGACTTTGCATCTTGATTAACCAATTTACCACCACTAAAGATTTCAAACAACGCTGGTTTAATGCCACGTCTTATTTTCCATTCTGTCTTTCCTACCGTGAATTCAATCTCCGTAACAAGTTCTTTTTCGTTGATGGTATTCATCAACTGACCCTTACTTATCTTTTTAAAAGGTTTCCCAAACAAAGAAAAGGTGATAGCATCAATCAATGTTGATTTACCAGCACCATTCTTACCCACAACTAATGTCATGGATTCCTTATCTAGTTTTACTTCTAAAAATTGATTCCCTGTCGATAGAAAGTTCTTCCAACGAACTGTCTGCAATCTTATCATTATTCTTCCATGTTAAGTGCTTCATTGTATATAACTTTTAATAGTTTCTTTATCTTTATCTTTTCGTCATCCCCATTATCAGGTAATGTGTCAACATACTCATCTAAAAAATCAGATGTATTTCCAACTTCTATATCATCATCACCCTCACCTTCATACCTCGCACTATACTCACTCAAATCTTCCAGTATAGTTAAGTCTGATAAATCGGACACATATAGTCTATCGACAAACGATTCGTATTGTACTGAATCGTTTTTCTTTTCTACAATTAACTTTACAATCTTATCTTTATATTCGGACGTATCAATGTTTGTATAATCATATGAATCGTCATCATAATATATCTTTTCAAACAAACGAAACTTGTTTTGTATAAATTCCAATTCCCTTGTTTCCGTATCGAACACATGAAACCCTCTAGGATCATCATAGTCATTCCATGTTATTTCATAAGGCGCACCTAGATAATGAATGTTACCTTGACTTGACTTGTGATGGTAATGTCCAGAACAAACTACCTCATATCCTTTAAATAAAGATTTGGGTATTCCTTCCTCTGCATTATAACCCTTGTACATGGCAAACCCTGCTACTTCTAAATGACCAAACAGAACTTGATTTTTAGATTCCCTAATAAACTTTATTGTTTCATCATAGTTCTCAGAATTAAGCCATGGAATAATATCAATTTCAAGATCATCAAGTAAAACACTTGCTGGTTTAGAAAATGTTTCAACATTATTATAATGTCCATAAAGTAATTCAGAACTATTAACTGAATTCGTATTCCTATAATATGTCGAGTGGTTTCCTACAATAGAATGTAAGTTAATACCACGTTCACACAAAACATCAAAATAGAATTTCTTTACTTCATTTAATATATTAAAGTTTACAAACTTTCGCCTATCAAATGTATCACCTAAATCAATAACGGTGTCAATATTGTTTTCTTTTAAATACGGAAAGAACTGTTGTTCATAAAACTTTCTTATGTAATTCAAAAAGTTCTGACTGTCTTGTTTCCCGCCGAAGTGCTGATCCGTTATTAGTGCTACCTTCATATTTCTTTGTCCATTTTTTTCCACACCTACTACATTCAAATTCTTGTAATACACATCCATCAGACATTCGACTAACTGTAAATCCACAATGCGTTTCTTTACAGTCGGAACATAACTCAAACATCATAACGTGATAATCCAAATTATTATCCTTATTAGGCTAACATACTGGTTATTAAAAAACAAGGAAAAATCTTCCTGGCCGGAAAATTATTCAAAATAGAGTTCTAAATTGGGCGTTTTCTTCTTTTTCTTATCAGGATTTGTAGCATATTTCTCATGGGTCTTTAAATATTCGATCCATGTCTTTGTAATTTTCTTATTTTCTTCATTATCTGGATTTAACTCATCTAGAATACCTGATCGCTCAACGAAAAGATATTTAATGTGCATCAATTTTCTTTCTTTAACAATTCTCCTAACGTATGCATGATGTATAATCTGTGTAAAATATGAAAAAGGATTCTTAGATTTTTCTGGATTGAAATTGTGAGCATATAACAAACAATTCTCAATACCGTCAGAAATCAGATCATCTCGGAATGTGTAATTAATAAAATTAGGGCGCATAATTAAATGTTCACAAATCTTCAAAAAACATTCACCCATATATTCAGTAGAAGGCGGATCATCTTCTTCAACTTCCCTTGCATCAATAACCCGCTGTTTCCATTTTTTCATTTCTTTAAAAAACTTCTCATTATCTACATAATGTTTTCTTTTATCAGTCATTTCCCTGTACTCCCAAATCCACCCTCACCACGTTCTGATTCCGCAATAGAAGGAACTTCAATAAACTTTGCAACGGTTACTGGTGCAACAACCATCTGTGCAACTCTATCACCTTTCTTTACGTCATATCCTTGAAAATGATTATTGTTTAAAATAACTTTAATCTCACCACGATAACCCGAATCAATAGTGCCTGGTGAGTTCAAAACATTAAGACCATGTTTCCATGCAAGACCAGACCTTGACCTTATTTGTATTTCATAACCGTATGGAAGTTCAACATACAGTCCAGTAGGAATAAGTGCTTTGTTAAAAGGTTTTATCATCACATCTTCGCTTGCACGAATATCCATACCAGCATCCCCAATCTTTGCATAGTCTGGTAATGGGTTATCACTTTTGTTTACCATCTTAATCTTAATGTCTACTCCACTATGATTTCCATCTTCGTCATAATACATTGTCTTATCCTCTAGTTAACACACCATTCAGTTACAAACTTAGGATTACCTCTCTTTTTCTCTAACATAATACAATCACATTCTAAACAATACCAATCTTCGTAATAGGTTGTTCCAGCAAAACCCTCACTCCGATTCTCTTGTGTCGTTTTCTTCTTGCACCTCTCGCACTTCGCCATTCTCGTCCAGTTCCTCTTGTCCATCATCAACCCCTTCTATGAATTTACGTTTTTTGTTTTTGTACTTGTTAAACTTCTTTTTCTCAAACCTATTCTTTACAAACTTTCTATAGGTCTTACTCATAAAACGATCTCCTTACACATATAATCAAATTTTTCATTTAAGTAAGTATTAACTCTTTGTTCCCAATGTTTAATACCATAGTTTTGGTGTTTCTTCCATTGTAAATCATCAACAATATCAAATAGAATAGCTTTGTTTTCTTTATTATCCAAACGCAATACCCTTCCTATAGATTGCAAGTTTCTAATCTTCCCTTTATAGGGATGTGCGAATATTAAACTTTGCAAGTTTCTAATACTAACGCCCGTTGATAATACACCAGACGAAGCCACAATAATTGAATCTTCAACTTCCGCTAAATTCCTGATTTCTTCTCGAACCTCAACTTCTGTTTCTCCTGCTATAAAAAACACATTTCTTTTTTTCTTGTTTTTCTTTTTTATCATTTCAAATAATGGTTTACCATGTTTCTCTACAAAGTTAAATAAAACTAAAACATTACCTTTCCTAAGTAAAGCAAGATCACGAATAAACTCATTTCTCTTTTGATGAGATACAATAAAATCTATCTCCTCTCTATATGTATATTTCGCACTTCTCTGTCTTTCTGTTTCCGAATATTTTAATCGTAAACAATCAATCCTCAAATCGGATATGTATTTATCTTCCATTAGCTGTTTAGAAGTAACCGCCTGATAGGTCTTACCAAACAATCCTTCTAATACTAATTTATGTGTCTTGGAGTCAGTAATAGTTCCAGTAGTTCCATAACGGTATCTACAGTTGGTCATTTTCTCCAAGATACCTTTTAGACTTTGGGCATTACAAAGGTGTGCTTCATCACCAACAACCATACCAAATTTCTTAAAATATGGGGCCCCAAGTCTATAAAGGGATTGCCATGTACTTATATATATCTGTTTATCGGAGTCTTTTTCTTTTCCAGAATAGATTATATGACAATTATCTTCTACATTCCACTTTTTATCTTTTGAAGAATACTCTTTAAAGTCATTGAACATCTGTTGAACTAGATTTGTGGTAGGAACTAGGATAAGAATTTTATCGTTATCTAAAAACTCTTGGTGCCATCTTATTAAGGAATAGATAACCAAACTCTTTCCAGAGGATGTTGGGGAAAGTAATAACGCACGTTCTTTTCTAACACAATGACAAAACGATTCGATTTGATATGTTCTTGCGGAGATGTTCTCACCTCTCGCCATTGGTTTTAAACCAAGCATATACTTGTAACAACTATCATAGTCAGTATTGAGAGACTCTACCTGTACTATGTCGCTTTCGATTTTATAATCATGTTTCAATGCCCATTCTTGTAAGTAAGGATATAAACCAAGATACATCTTACCTGTGTTTATATTGAATAACCTTATTTTTCCATCCCATAACTTTGCTTTAAATTTGGGATGAAACTGAGCGTTAGGTACTTTAAAAGAAAAGTATTCATTAAGCTCATATGCGATATGTCTCTCACAAGAGATTTGCATAAAGGTTTCGTTAAATTTTCCTACTACAATCATCCAAGTTCACCACTCAAAAACTTCTTCCACTTAATCGCATTACCAATATTAAAAGATGCAGATGCTATAGACTTTGTGAATTCTGTTATTAAATTAATCTTAACTTCTTGTAGTGCAATCTTATTTTTTTGTTGGTTTAGTATCGTATCTGCATTTAAAAACTTATCAACATCTGTTTTTAATATTTTATGATCGAATGGTTCTTCTGCATAAACATCAGGATCGGATTTTCCCATGTAATACATCCACCTATCTCTATAAAAAGTATCATATTGTTCTTTCAATAATCGCAAACTCATAGTTTCATCAGAGATTAGTTGATGATATTTCCCGCTCAATTCGGGAATAGATAAAGATGCAACATCTATATTTGCTTCATCTTTAAGAAAGAGAGAATCCTTGTTAATCATTTCTTTAATATCATTTATATTCATATACTAATCATACCAAAATAAGATGCATAATGTAAGGAAAAAGTTAAACTATTTTATCTATATTAAATTGTCCTACATAACCGAATGTAGCTGCAACTGTGATAGGATCAACAGAGGATATATTAGACCCAAACGTGATGCCCCCTAGACTTACAGGAAAAGCATCTCTAAAGGTTATCTCATAATTGGGGTTGGATTTGTTTGTGTGAATGATAATAGACATATCTGATTTCAAGTTAGCAGTAGTTGATGATAATGCCAAAGAATCTTTCAAAGAAAATTGTTCAAAATTTTCGGGGAATCCAATAGCGAGAATCCAATTATATAACTCTAAATAATTGCTAAAATCTTCCGCAACTATGAATGACATACTTAATTGCTCGAATTGAACCTTATCACCTTCAATCGGTATATCGCTAAATAGCGATTGATAAGTAGTCATTCCAAGCGAAAGCGAGGGAACTGATACTTCGGTACAAGTGAAACTTGCATCAGGCATTCGTTGGAAATTAGTTTCAAAAGCATTTGCTTTCAAATAATTTATTTCTGTTGGTACATTAATAGACATAAGATATGCTTTGTTTAATTGTTATATAAGTATTTATAATCTTCATCCAACCGACAAGCACTAAGCTATCAAAAAAAAAGTGTCAATGTAAGGAAAAAGTTAATAAAATTTAAATCCTTTTCTGGATAGAGCGACTCTGTTTACTTGATGTTCTTTTTGTATTTCTTCTTTTGACTGTCCTTCGTATAACACAGCGAGGTTTTCTTCAACCATTTGTTCATTTAACGAAACATTGTTGACTATAATATCACCTAGTATTCTCCCAAACTTTCCTTTTTTATCTAGATGTGTTCTTAACTTTATTACAGTTCCTTTAGGGCAATAATCATTTAAAAAGTCTTTTGCAAGAGTTCCGTAATACTTTTCCTCTTTATCTTTCGTGCGTGATTCTGGTGCATCTATGCCATATAATCGTACAGTTTGATTAGTAAGAAACATATCAAACCCCAAGTCAATATCACACTTAATAGTATCGCCATCGACAATCCTTGTAACACGAGCTCGGTATTCATACATAACCATATCCTCTCTACTACTTCCAGAATCCAAATAATTAAGTTTTTCATCCTTGAAAAACTCCTTTATAACTTTGCAGACTTTCTCCTATTTTCTGAGATGGTTATTATCTGCAAATTGTAATGAACGTGAAGTCCACCCTTACTTATAGGGTGAATGTGATCCACTTCATATCCTTCTGGGCAATTATAGTATATATCATTTATCTTTTGTTGATCCGCCCACGGTGGCATTTGTTTTAACTTCTTTGCACGATACCTCGCAATTTTTGCTTTGCTTAGTTTTCTGCCGTGTTCGGTATTTTGATATGCACTTTGTTTTTTCTTCTCTCTCTTTTTATTTAATTGATACCATTCAGCATGATATTTTGCTTTCTTTTCTTTGTATGTAGATCGCCACTTTGTATCATATTCTTTTTGTCGTTCTTTGATTCTTTCTGCATTGGCATCATAATACGCTTTATCTCTTACTCTACGACATTCGACACAATGATCGTTTGAAATGTATCTTAGCGTATGACCGCCGTTTCTACAAGGGTTTCCATTATAAGTAATAGTAGGCATGATAGCTACTCCTATAGTTATTGTGTTTAGGTATATGGGGGAAGTGTCTGCTTCCCTCTATACTGCTATTTATAATACTTAGGAACTCTGGGCCAAAAAAAAAGGGCAGGGAACTAAGTTCCCCACCCATTTTAAAACCTAACTGAAAAGTTAGAAACAAACCTTAGATAAGGTTGCTCACTTTTACTTTTCTGTAGTATTGGTTTTCGTTTGCAGTCATGGTTTCACTTCCATCTCCCACGAATGGATTCTTAATCATTCCATAACGTGTTTTGAACCCTATTTTGGGTTGGAACGTATTCTCACCCATGGCCCGCACCATTTGAAGCGGAACGTAAGGACAATAGAATAAACCAGCATCATAAGGACTTGAACCCTTATAACCAACTACATAGAACTGACCAGCATTACTTGTGTAGTAAGGATCAACGTAAACTTTCATTCCGTTCATCATACCAGCATAAGTTGACATGGTATCGTCTACATTCAGAGCATGACCAGACTCGAGCATACCGCCCATTGACATAGCAGAAGCAACGTCAGCAGAACAGATCAGGAAGTTTCCTTTTCCTCGGCGTGTCTCATGTCCAACTTCATTTCGATCACGTTCAATTTGATACATCAAACCTTTAAATTTTTCAACTGACCAACGACCACTAGAGTCAACGTCCAAGTTGAAAGTATAAGGTGTAGATGCGGTTGTAGCACCACGTTTAGCAGTTACATAAATTGTGCGGATAACTTCACGGTTAATCTCTTGCAAGATTTCCGTAGAAAGAATACCAGCCAATTCTGTTTCAGCGTCAAGACCATGAATTGCTTTCAAGTCTTGTGCTAACTCAGTAGAGTATTCTGCTTTAAGAGCACGTGATTTAGCAGTTACGGAAGTTTTGTCGATAGTGAAAGCCATCTCTGCGAAAACTCCACCAGCGCCAAGGTCTTCAGCGTCTGCGGTAGCCATACCAGTACCGTATGTCCATGTGCCACCAAAAGGATTATTGGTGTCGTCAGTAGTAACGTGCGTACCTGTACCAGAATGATCGGTATCAGCTTCGTCTGCACCTGTACCAGCAGCACCAAATGCTTCTGCACCACCCTGAGTTCCGTATTTTGCTTTCATAGCAAAAATCAGACCTGTCGGGCCAGTCATAGGTTGCACACCACAAACATCATAAGCAATCATCTGAGGCATAGAACGCCTTACCAGACTGATTAAAATTGGATCCCAGTTATCTACGTTACCACCAGTTGAATTTGTAGGAGCAGCTTCTTTAAGAAACTTCTCTTGATTTTCCAACAAGCGCAACGTAACATCTCTGCGATACGAATCTTTAATCTCAGGAAGGTCTTTGTGTTCCATAACACCTTGCCACTTCTCTGTGATTTGTTCGGATAAATACATAATTGTACTCCTTGTTAATATTTTTTGTTAATTAATAAAAGTTAAAAGTCAATCAATCCATAAAAACGAGTTTACTGTTTTTTAGATAGACTTGCGATTGCACTCATAACACTATCCATTTTACCATCACTTGATCCATCAACAACGGGGTTGTTAGTGCCAGCAGTCGCTTTACTATCAACAGTTGTTTTTGCTTTATCAGACTTGAAATAGCTATTCTTGATGACGTTCAATTTCTCCGCATACTGTTCATCAGTATCATAAGAGACATCTTCTGTCAACTCTTTAAACTTTTCAACGTCTGTGTCAACCATACCTTCAGATACGGTCTTAAAAACAGAAGCAGCTTTATATGTATTTAATTCTTTCACCGTTTCCATGTGCTTCTCTGTTTGTTCGTCTAATTTTGTTTCAAGTTCTGCAACTTCAACAACTAGACTTTCAAATACATCTTCTTTTTCTTCGGGAACGTCAATATAATGTTCCTCGAACAATTTTTTCAAACCAGTAATGAATGATTCAGTTACTTCGTTACGAACACCAGACTCAACAGCGAGTTTGTTCTCCGTCATCCACTCTTGAACTGCATAATTGAGATACTGGTCAACATTAGCATTCATTTCTACTTGCAAGGTTTCGATACGTTCATCCTGTTCCTTCTTAGACTCTGTACGGATTTGTTTACGAACTTTTGCAATTTTAGATTTAACAGCGGCTTCGAAGATTGTAGCAGCTTTTGTTTTGAATTCTTCGGAAAGTTCTTCACCGTCAATCAATGCAGCTACATCTTCATCTACATTAATGTCGATTTCTTCTTTCTTAGATTTCTTGGACTCCATTTCTTCTTCGTCCTCATCTTCTTCATCTTCATCTTCCTCTGTTACTTCTTCTTCGTCCTCATCTTCTTCATCATTTTCTTTTCGAGATTTCTTAGACTCTTTACGAGTTTTCTTTTTGGATTCCATTTCTTCTTCATCTTCTTCTTCATCATCCTCTACGTCATCCATGTCCATCTCTTTTTTGGTTTTTCTTTTAGATTCCTTTTTGGATTTTTTATTTTCTTCCCAATCTTCTTCATCTTCTTCTTCATCATCCATCTCTTTACGAGTTTTCTTTTTGGATTCTGCTTTAGCAGATGCATGAGAACTAGAAGTTTTAGGATCAGCACCTTTTTTCAATCCTGCTGTTTCATCTTCCTCATCCTCATCCCGACCTTTAAGGGGATCAATATCTATTGCACCATCGGGGCCGTCTTTTTTCTCTAGGCGTGCGATTCGTCTTTCTATTTCAGCATCACGTTTTTCCATAATTTCTTCATCGCTTTGTCCATGTTGTTTTTTTGCCATTGTTCAAACTCCTTTAAATTAACTTATAAGTTTTTAATAAATTTAGAAAATAATTCAATTTTCTTTTGATCTAGTCTTTTGGATAATGTACTTTTGATCTCTTTACGAATATCGTACTCAATTTCGCCCGTTAAACTAAATTCCCTACCTTCCATAATACCATTAACAAATGCATCAGGAGCACTTGGATCAGAAACAATATCAACAGTTGAAAGAACAAAGTCATCTTGAACTTCATTCACACCCGCTTTATTTGTTTTAACCGAACCTAGACCTCTAGACGAAACACCCAAGCGAACGCCCGATTCGAGAAGATTTTTAACAATCTTTCCATTAGGCGTATCAATTACTTTTGCTTTACCTACAAAGTTTTTTCCATCTTCGTATAATTCTGTTATCAAATGAGAAACCCTGTCGAGATTAACAGTCGGGCCTGCAGGATGTCCTAACTCTCCTAATGCACGATCTTTCTTTACAAAATTCTCATTGAACTTGCGTACTTGTTTTTTAAGAACCGCATAAGGATAAACTCTACCATTCTGATTTTTAATATCAGATTGAAGAAAAACACCTTTAATATATTGTTGTTTATTTTTACCTTCAACAATATATTCAACTTCGGTAGTATGTTCTGTTATTAACTTCATTCTTTCCCCCTCATTTGTTTAAGTCTTTCGTTCTCTGCCTTTTTAACAGCAGGGTACAACTTCTTTGCAATCTTTTTAATAACCCCTTTTTTCTTAGCAAGTGCTTTTTCTATTTTTTCTCTTTGTCCAAAACCAACATCCTTAAACTCTTTACCAGCAGTTAATTTTTTTTGTAATATACCACGTGCTTTTTTCATAGCACGTTTCATTAATTTTTCAGGACTCGCTCTTTTTTTCATTGCTATAGCTTTTTTCTTTTGGATAAGTTTAGACTTCATCTTCATTATCCTAGAACGCTTTAGACGTTGAGCGACTGTAAGAGCTTCTCGCAACATTTATTTTTCCTTTTTCTTTTTCTTCTTGTTGAGAGATTGTTGTTTACGAATTTTAGCTTTTACTTTTTCTTGATCTAATTTATTACTAAGGTCTGTCATGGCAGCACTATGCTTAGCACCTACATCTCCCTCATCCATTGTTGTATCTTCCTTTTTAACTTCAGCTGCTTTAGTTGTTACATATTTAAAATTATTTTTGAAATCTGTAATAGCATCAAATGCTTTATTCTTAAGCATATCATGTAACACAACATTGGCTTTTGTAAACTTTTTATCCAATAAGTCTTTAATCATTTTAACACTCATTTTTTTTCCTTTCTGTTAGTACGAAAGAGTCATCATTAATTTTCTCTCTAAGTTCGTCCTCATTAATATTAAATTTAATAGATGCTTCTGCAATCGCTTTATTAATTCTAACAATACCATACTGGTCTGTTAGATCAAACGCATAATAGACTGCCTCTGCAAGTTTATCATCATTCTTGTCGGAAACTTTGTTTTTATAGTTATCTAAAAAACTAGAAGTCATCGCCACCATCCCCATTATCATCTCCGCCAGGAAATTCCTCATCATCCTCTTTTTCACGATCAATTTGTTTGTTGATCTCTCGAATATCTGCATCCGTTTGTCGGAGGATGTTTTTACGAACCCATTCATTAGAAACATACTTACCAATGTATTCTTCCATTGATTGCATGATTTCAAATCTCTCTCTATAGATTTCATTTTCCTTCAATTCAACATAATGTGAATCTCTAGTCCAAACATAATCTATACCATCTTTTATTTCTTCCCAATCTTCCTCTTTACAAATTCCTTTAAGAATTAATTGTACTCTAAGTAATTCTGTAAATAAAACTGCAAAACGACCTCTTAATCTCTGAATAAATTTTGCAAACTTTATTTCATCTCTATTAATCTCTGATGTTCTTCCAAGATTAAATGCGGTTTGTTCCGTTCCCTCTATTCTAGAAATTGGAACATTCAATGATTGATATAGTTTCTTTCTAAAATATTCTATATCTTCAATCTCACCAAGATTCTGTCCACTAGGTAAGGTATTAATCTCTGTACCTCTACCACCTTCCCTTCGTGGCAACCAAAAATCTTCCAACATTGACATTTGTTTTTTCTGATCTTCTACTTCACCAGTAGTTTGATTGTATACAACTTTCTGTTTATACTTATCCATTACAGAACGCAAATATTGTTCTGCTTTTAACTTGGGTAAGTTACCAACATCTATATAAAAAATTCTTCGTTCTGGTGCCCTTGCTAATCTATATATAACAAGAGAATCCTCAATCATCCTTAGTTGGTTATAAGGTTTGATTGATTTATAAAGTTGACCTATTACAACTTGTTTTTCTGAATCAATAGTTCCTGAGTGAACATAAGATATACAATCAGGTGTTACCCTAACTTCCTGTCCTTGATTCCAACCAGGCATCATCTGACCACTTACATTATCAGGTGTGTAAATAAAATATTCTTCTATTTCCTTTACAAATTCAATTCCTGTTTCAATATCTTTTTCTTTTCTTATCTCACGAACCTTTTTGATGTCAAGTGCATCAATAGGAATTAACTGTTGAATGCCTTCCTGTGGTTTCTCTGTATCAACAATAATATGATGATAAAGTTTACCATCAACATACCATTTCTTAAAAAGATCACTACCAATTTGATTAAAATCTAAAAGTTTTAGTATGCGTGTATATTCATCCTGTATTTTAGATTTAATACTTTCTGGTTGATCTAATAAGTCCAGAGAAAGATTTACAGAATTCTTTCCGTATTCATGTAAAACAGCTTCATTAATTACATCTGTTATTGCAAGATCGACTTCTTGAGTCATTGACATTTCACGATACTTTTTGATTAAAAGATTCTCATCCTTTGCATCAATATCAGTATTAAAATATGTTCCTACAAATCCACCACCTTCAACATAAGTTAACGCACCATCATCATTATCGGGTGTTACAAATGTATTTTGTTGCTGTTTTTTTGATACTGTAAATCCAAATAAATCGAAAGCCATATTTTTATCCTTTATGCATTATTAAGAGATGGGGGAGCGAACTCCCCCATGTCAAGATTAGATAGCACCTCTGATGTTAATACCACCAAGATTAATTTGTCCAGATAATGCAATATCAATTCCTGTACCAGTAGCACCACCATCAACTCCGTTACCATCAATGATGTAATTGTTTATTGCGAATGTTACCTGAAATTCCTCTACGGTGTCGTTGTTACCCATACCTAATTCGATAGCGGCACATTCTGTCGGGAACATATCTTGAATACGATACGTTCTCAAAGTTTTACCATCTCGACTTAGTTGAGAAACAGCTGCGTTACCATAAACATCAGCGTTAGTGATAGAACTTAAATTTTGTGAATGTTCAGTAATAGCATTCATCCATTGTTCTATCTTAGTGCGATTGACCCAATCTGGATCATTCAAAATTGTTATCGTCCAATCAGCAAAAATCCTGTCGCCAGGTACTGCTAATTTTCTACCACGATAATCAACTTCAAATTTATTGACAGTAGATGAAGGAATCTGAGTAGCCTTACCCAAGAATTGTAAATCCATCTGGCCAAAGATTGGAGCATTAATTATAACTTGAAAGAGATTAGGTCTTACCCCACCTCTAAAATTATTCTTAAAATCCGAAATTGTTGCCATTGTTTATTACTCCTTTGTTTTAGTATATTTATAAGACTTAACCACCGATTTCTGAAAAAGCTACATCTGAACGAGCGGCAATAAAGTTCAACTGGATAAAGTTGATTGATCGTGTCGGTTTGATGAATATATCTCCAACAAACTGATTGGCGTCAACTATTTGGCCAGGATTATTTGAACTATCACAAACTACTTTAAAGTCTGTAACACCCCTTCGCCCCTGTACTTCTCTCAAGAATGGAGCAATTAAATTAACAAACTGAGAACGTGTAAACTCATCATTGAATTCAAATAACATTGACTTAGCAACGATTGAGATTGCCTTCTCAAGAATAATAAACAATCTTCGTACATTAATTCGATCAAATGCACTCGGAACTGTTTGCATAGTTTTATCACCAAAGAGAACTACACCACTACCTCTTTGAGTAATAATCGGATTAACTGAAATCTGATAGAGAACATCTCGGTCTGCCTTTGTCGGCTCCCAAGAAAGTTTAATGATATTCTTAATCGTTCCTCTAGTCAGACCAGCAGGACTCCACCATGTATCATGCGTGAAATCTGTTCTTGCACATAAACCACCAATATCACCGTTCATTGGAATATAACGGAAAACATCATTATACTGATCGTACTGATACTTATATGCACTATCCATGATAGCATAACTTGAAGAACCCAAAAATGTATTATCAGTTGTCAAAGCAGCAACTTGACCAGTTCCAGCATTAACAACAGATGACAAGTTTGGAGAAACACAAGCAACACAATCTTTTCTTGCATCTGCAATATTGTCTATAATGTATTTACCAACTGTAGTATTACCTTCACCAGACATGACGATATTGAAATCGACAACTTGTGGTTCACGATACAATGCATAAGCAGCATTCAGTTCAGCATCAGTCAGTCTATCTGTCTGAGCACTTGTCGTTCCACCAGCAAGTCTACCACCTGGCATTGTTTCAATTAATGTTGCACTATCGAATGATTTAAAAGAACTTGTTTTGTCAGAACCAGCATCTGCACCAGCTGCAACTGCATTATTTGTTAGTTCTGTTACATCACCCATCCAAACATATTCTGATTCTCTATTCAAAACTTCGTAAACGTAGTTTGAAGAACCATCAATACGTTTAGCGTCAGACGCCTTACTTACGAAAGCGTGTCGTTCAAGAACTTCGCCCGCAACACCTGACATAGCACCACCAGCATCTATAACTACAACGTGCATTTCGTCATTACTACCACCAGCGGTATTCGCACTAGTAGATGTACCTGGCGCACGATCAAAGTTATTGATGAAATATGCTTCTTCCGTAGTTCTATTACTAGCATCTTTTGCCGCAGCAACTCCCCAACCATGTGAGTCGATTGCATGGACTTTTAAACTGTTACCCAAAATACTTGGATATTTTGCAACAAACAACTGATCTGTAAAAGAACTTTGTACAACATCATAGCTGTGTGTTGTTCCTTCTGAATTGTCTACTCTGATAGGTGTACCAGCATCATTGTCTCCAACAACAGCGTTACGTGCTGTTGATAAAACATTTCTTACAACAATCAAGTTGTTAGAATATGCAAGATAATTAGCAGCACTAAAAAAGGATCGTGCTGTATCATCATTCGGTTCACCAAAAACTCTTACTAAATCTTCTTCTCTTGTTATTCCTGTTCTTTCCATTACTGGGCCCCATTGAAAGGCACCAGCGATTGCACCAATACTGGTTGCAACATTGGGAACAACGGTAGTTAAATCAGTTTCCGTGATATTAACCCCTGGCGATACTTGAAATGGCATTTGATTCTCCTTTACAATTAATTACATTTTTTATATTAATATATCGTCAACAAAAATAAATAATATAATTTTTTCCTAAGAAACTGTTTCCCATACTGTCCCATCCGAATCCACTTCAAATCTATCCTGATTTATACCATTATTAATAATTCCAAAAGGCGTTGTCATATCTTCCAACTGGTTTAGTTGGTTTTTATATAAATTATCTCTAATATTTTGATTACTCAAATCTTTAAAGTATTGTTGATCTACTAACCACGCAAATAAAACTAACGTAATTACCAAATCATCATTTGTTCCATCTTCGCCCGAATAGGTTTCACCGACAGAAATAAATGTTGTTAGTTCTGATATAATATCGTAGTCGTTGAATAAAAGTTTATTTTCTTCTATAAGTGATTTTAAATTTGAACAACCTATTTTCTTCATAGATTTGGTTGTTCTTACACCGAAACAAGAATCCTTTTTAGCGCCGCTAGATACTTGCTGTCCGTGTCTCCCATACCATGAAGTTGAATACAAATGTTCATATTCGAGATCATGGTGAAGCACGTCAGCAACTTGTGAACCAATGTCGTTAATTTCTACCAAAATATACGCATAATTATATCTCTTTCCTACTGTATTTATAATATTGGGAAAGTGTAGGGGTGCTACCATGTTATCACGATATTTTGCGACTATTTTGTACGGAATTTCGGTAATATCGAACACCGAAAAGGCAGAATAGTCGTTTCCTTGCCCCCTTGCCACGTCAACTGTGATATTATATGTATGATCCTCTTTCGGTTCTTCAAAAACATCCAGACCTTCTCTTGAGAAAATTGGGTCATTGAAAGACATTTCCTGTAATCTTTCAGTTGAGATCAGCGTATTTGTAGAACCTAAGAACTCCGCTTCGTACTCTTGCCTAAAAGAATCCGCACCGATTGTCGATACAGTTCTCTTATACCATTCATCATCACGGCCAGGAACATTTGACCAATGAACTTTGAATGGGAAAAATGTATTATTTCCAGATTCAGCATCATTCCAAAACTTGTAAAACAAGTTAAATCCATTTGGAGTCGATACTATAATAACCTTTGTATCTTTACCAGATGAAATTGTCGGATAAACAGAACGAATAAATTCGTTTGCAATATGTCTTTGAACATGGGCAAACTCATCAAGTAAGATACAGGAAAAAGAAAATCCACGAATAGCACTTGATGATGTGGAAGAAGCAATAACTTTACTTCCATTCTCAAGTTCTAATGAACCCTTATTCCATTCTCGTAAACCTTGTTGTAAAAACTTGGGAAGATGTTGGTAGGATGTTTGAAGTCTACTTAATAATTCTCTTGCAGTAATTGCTTTATTCGCAAGAATACCTACAATCTTTTCTTGATTAAAAAGAATGTAATGTAACAACCAACCAATAGTAGTTGTTGACTTACCTACCTGTCTCCCTGATTTTACAATAACATTTCTATTTTCAGTTATCGTTTCAACTAATTCTCTTTGAAATTTATACATCTTAAAAGGTATTAAACCTTTATCAACATGAACAACCTGTACATAGTTTTCCAAAAAGTAAACAACATCATCTTTACATTTGATGTATTCCGCTACTTCTTTTTTAGTAAACTTATGCGGTACGTTCAAACCTTTTAAAAGGTTATTACCTAAATAAGAATTATCGTCTTTTGGCATACTATTTCTTCTTTTGTTCTAACAACTCTTGCAGTTCCTTTGTACTTCCAATGAAAAGATTGTTTTCTGTTTTAGTAGCAGACTTATCCTTCTTTTCAATCTCTCCTTTTGTTTTTTGCAACTGCAAAAGTTCTTTAGTTGTCGCTGTTAATGAATTTATTAATTGAGTCGCAACTTCAAATGCTCTTGGTTGTTCGCCCTCTTTTGCAATCGTTAAGAGTTCTTCAAGGGCGTCATTACCTTTTTCAATTAATGTTTGATATTGATCTCTTGAAAATTGATAATCACTTGTTAAGTCTGTAGTGTTTACATCTACAGTTGGTGATTTCTTTACAATTTCTTTAGGTTCTTCAACATCAATAATATCATCAGCAATATCTAAAACATTATTTAATTTTTGTAAATTTTCTTTCTTCACTAAGTTATATCCGTTACAGTAGTAGTAAATCCAAAATCATCATCAGGGTTAGCATCAATCGGATTCGGTTTCACATCAACATTAAGATCAAATTTTATTGGGTCTGGTATTTGCATCCCAAGATTAACATCAACTTCCCTGATTAAACCAGTAGTTGTTGATGGCCCATAAACATAACCCATTACAGTAAAATTTAAAGTATGTATTAATGCCCGTCTAGTAATCATATCACCTTCGTATGTATCACTAGTAGTTATAGAGGTCATAACAATAGGTATATCTCTTTTAATACCTAGTGCTTGTGATTCATTCATGGTAACATGAAATTCAGGACTAAAGTAGGGCATTATTTGTTCTAGTATCTGAGCTCCATCATCACTATTCTTAACCATTATATTTAATTCAACTTCAAAATTATAAGGTACTGGTGTATATCCTGTTGTTACTTTTGAATTATCACTTGGTAATGCTTCTTTATATCTTTTTGTTTTTTGAAATTTCCTAATAGCATCATATGTCATCGCTGTAATTTCAAAAGACATTCTCGGTAATGTCATAGCAATACTATAATCAACATCTGCAATATTTCTTTCGTCTAGTCTTGCTAAATACTTTTCTTTCGGCCCATATGCAATAGGAACTTTAAACTTTTGATCTAATGTTCCATCAGTCTTAGTTCTGTGTACAGAAATATCGTTAAATACTGTTCCAAACAATATAACAATATTTCTAATGTTTTTATTATAGAAATATGTTCCAAACATTATAAGTCTCCTTCGCTCCAAGGATCAAGTTCACTAAAATCTAAAATGTTATCACCTTCGGTTTCAAAAGTTTTATTATCCGCATGAGGAATATTTAAACTTTCCTGATCGTCTGCGCTTGCAAGTTGTCTTGTTGTTCCACTTGTATCACCTATGACATCTCCATCAGCAGGTTTGAATGTTCCTATTTCGTTATATACAGAAAGTCTATTTGTAAAACTATTCCAAGACTGAACAAAAGCTTTTGCTGTTGCATTTTCAAAATCAGCACCCTGATAAACATTTTCTCCAAGAGTATAATTACCAGCACCAGCAGAAAGATTAAGAGTTATGGTTTGTACAAACTCTCTTTCAATCGCATCAAACAATGCACCATCTTGACCAGCAGGAATTTCAAATTTCTCATTACTGTAAACGAATTTCTCACAAGTTAATTCGTAAACATAATTTTTACCTAATGTGTAAAAAGGTCTTTCATGTTCGACAAACTTGATTTCAAATAAACCTTTATTCAAACGTAAATATATAAGATCACCTTCTCTTGGAATATCTATTCCAGATACTTCTTTTTTAAATCTTTCTTTATTGACTGTAAGTATTACTTCGTCTTGAACATCCAAACCAAATTTAGTTAACTGATCTCCAGCACCACCAAACGCATCTACTGAATTAAGATACATTTCTACCTCATGGGCCATAGTAAACTTTGAAAGAGCATCCTCTCCCATTACATTATCTCTTTTTACAGTCGTGCGAGGAAGATACAATACATTTGTACCACTCATTTGTATAACTTCTTTGGTTAAAGAGTCAACTAAATTTTGTTGTGGTACAGAGTCATATTTTTTAAAATATTGGTTCGTTGCCATATCTTAACCCATATATCCGTCAGCGGGAAGTTCGTATTTAAGACTTACTTGTTCTTCTATCGCTCTTATTTCTTCTACCGCTTCATCATAAATCGTTTTTCCATCAAGGGTAACTCCGCCTGGAAGCTGAACTCCTGTAAACTTTTTCAGGTTCTCTCCCCATTGTCTTTTAATTAATGCGGTAGCATATTGTTTTAAAAACATATCATTATATACTTGTGTCCATGTATTAGGATTAAGTATTTTATATGCTTCTATAATTAGTATATCTCCAACAGTAAATTTTTCTGCCCAATCCGCTTCTAAATAAACTCTATCTTGTTTTCTATTAAAAAACATTGTCGGTGTAATATTAAATAACTGATGAATCTCTGCAAAATTCCTTAGACTCATACTCCATTGAATTAAGGATGAACCACTAAAGTTATTTAAATCATTTAACCGCATTTGATATTCTTCATTGAAGAAACCACCAGAAAAAGAATCGAAAGCAGGAATAGGTAATACCCTAACCACACTAATAATAGAATTATCAGTATTGATGTATTCGTTGTCAATATCAGTTTGAGTAATTGCGTGTTTAGTAAAAACTTTCTCTACACCGTCAAAATGATATTCTTGGAAAAACTCCAACGCATCATCAATTCTTTCTTCTAATTGATCGTCATCAATGTTTATTTCAATTACAGGTTGTCCTAACCTTCGTAAACAATAATCTATTAAACTCTGCCTTGAATTAACTGTGGCCATAGTATTATATCCTTACTTTTTTTCAGATTTAATTCCCATATCTTTTAACTGGGCTTCAATTCCTGCTCTATCTTCTAATGCAAGTTGTAATTTTGCTTCTAATTGTACAACTATACCATTAAATTCATTTACCTTTGTTTGTAAATTCCTAATAATTGTTTGTGCATATCTAACTTGACCTTGTAGTTCAATAACCTTTTCAGGGTCAGTCATATCTTCAAACTTTTTCTGTGGTACTGCTGCTGTTTCATTCATTTCACATTACTCCTTAATATAAAATTATTATTTAGTTCTTTTGTTTTTTCTTCTAACTTCATCTGCTCTTGAGATTCTTTCTTCGTCTGCATCCAAACCATAGCGAGTTCTTATCATAGTATCTAATTTTAAAATGTCTGTTTGCAATACACGAATTCTATCTATAAGTTGTATAAGTATATCCGTTTGATAACTTATTTTTCCTGTCATAGATTCTTGTAACCACTTAACAACTTTCCAGAAACCCCACCCTACCAATAATAAACCAACAATCGGCATACCTAACTTTTCAATTAGGTCTGCGGTTTGGTCGAATTCCATTCTTCACCTACCTAGTTATATTTATACTGGAAAAAAAAAGGGGATAAGGAATAACCCTTATCCCCTTTCAGTCAAACTCTGTACTCCGTTAGATTAAAACTAATCTTACCAAGTACCACCATCTAAGCTATTAGACCATACAGGACTTCCAGATACGATACGCATCATTTGTCCTTCAGAGCCAGGAGATAGAACTGTCATGTTACCAGCGCCGGCACCCAAGAGGATTCCGTCTGTAGCAACAGTTGAAAGTCCAGTACCACCAACTCCAACGTCAAGATTACTTTCGTATGACCATGTTCCACCAGTTACAACTGCAACACCAGTAGCAGATGAAGAATCTCCACCTGTACCACCGTATAGAGGAGCAACTGCTGTACCGTTCCAAACACCAGTTCCGATTGTACCAACACCAGTAATGTTCGGTTGTGAAGCGGTTGTTAACGTACCAGCGATGTTACCGAAAGCAACATTACCAGCAGAACCACTAAATACTTCAGCATTATTTGTCGCATCAGCGATAAATGTAAATGCATCAGCACTATTATCCCAACCAAAATAACCTGTCTTGGCAGAACCATCATAGTAATTGAATTCAATACCACGATCTTTTCCGTCATCAGAACCACCCGCTTCACCCATTACAAAAATAGGATCAGCAACGCTTACCGTTGTGGAATCAACTGTAGTTGTAGCACCGTTAACAACCAAGTTACCAGCGATTGTTACGTTTGAACTCAATGCAATCGTTGTAGCAGCAGACTCACCACCACTACCTGTAACGTCTATGTTATCACCACCAGTAATGGTAGCAACATACGCACCAGTTGTCTGAGAACCAAGAGCAACAGCGTTAGCAGCAACATCACTAACAACCGTAGCACCATCTGCACCAATAGATACATGACCAGACATTGCTTTGTTTTCCCAGTTATTACCAGTAGCGGAATTGAAAAGCAACATATCTCCATCAGCAGCACCAGAAATAGAAACATCTCCAATGTCATTCAGGAAGTCAATCTGTGCATTAGCAACTGCTAAATCAACATATGCAGTTGTAGCAAGTTTCGTAGAGTTATCAGACTGACTCTGCGTTGTAGCAGTAGGACTACCAGTAAGAGCAGAATTGTCCAACAATTCTAATCCCCAACCTGGGCCACCGATTTTTCGGTTAACTGCTGTACCTGTGGTGAGATCACCAATGTACAAGAAACCAGCTGAACCACCATTACCAGCAACTGCATTGTTATCCGACCATGCAAGTTCACCAGCAAGTAATCCAGTTGGTGCGGAGGTATCACCTTTTCTTTTGATTTGTATATTATTAGCCATTTTTTATTCCTTAAAAAAATGTTAATGATTTCAATTAATTCATTGTCAACATAATATTCTTATATAATGTAATTCATATCTTTAATATGTTCATTGATTTTTTAACTATCAAACAAAGTTTTAATTTCTTTTACCATGTACCACCATCATTATTGTTAATTACTTCAGCGTCTACTGGTTTAAATTTACCAGTAAGTTGATCGTAAACCAGAACATCATTATCATTTAAACCTGTAGCATCAACATCACCTAATTGTGTCATCCACTCTTGAGGATCAACAGTCATTTGTACTGCCGTAGTAGTCGCAGGCGGAATTGCTGGTACTTGTAGTCCACCTTGAGTTGGACTTGAAAAAACTACAGGGTTTGTTGACGTATTTGACATTACTTTAATCATCTTGTTACCTCTGGTCGCATTTCTATTGTACCTTCTATAATTCTTTCTTTCCTTCCTAAAAGATTTGCACTAGAAATAGTAGCAGTATATGCATTTCCACTATCACCAGTTATTACTTCGTCTAGATGAAATGTTCCAAGTGATCTAGCATAAGTTACTACACCGTTTTCATGTTTAAGTACCGTACCAGTTGCTCCAGATGTTCCACCTGTAATTATTTCATCAACTACAAATATACCTGATTGATTCGTAACCGTTAATGTAGGTGCATTAAACATTTCTATATCATAAATATATCTTCCGTCTTTTAAAGAAGTAGTTTGAGCTTCTGTTAATTTTACTTGCATACTTCCCGCTACAGCATCTAGAATAGTAACATCAATCGTTGTCTTTGCTTCAGCAGATTTATAATGTCTCCTAATTTGTGATTCAAACCCACAACCTCTCAAACTACGTGCTACTCCATTAGCATCAGCAAGTACAAGTGATGCTATCCATTCTTCACCAGCGTTTAAATTTTGATTCCATATTGTTGATGCCATAATTGTTTATCCTAATGCTATTGACATTACTACTGCATGAGAAGTTGTTAGTTGTTGACCCGCTGTAGATGTTTCACTAACTGTTCCATCTATACTGAGTAAAGTATGTGAATGACCCTCAGTTTCGGATGTTTGTACAACTGTTCCATCAACCGCAAGTGCAGTATGTGTGTGTTCACCACTACTACCTAAACCTTCTGTAGTAAGCATTGAAGTACCATCAGCAAAAAATACTCCTTTACCAGTTGAAAGATGTATACCATCAGATTTAATTGTAGCTACATTTTCAACAGTACCAGAATTTATAACGTGAATTTCTAACTCACCTACTTCAGTCGTATTCGTTGCATCATTTATTTTACTAACAAGTTTTGCAAATACTTTTTTATCACTATTATCGTTCTCACCAGAGAAATCAATTTTGCCCAATTCATCCGAAGCGAATGGAGAAAAAGAATTTCTAAATAAATCTAAACCAGGCCCGGCAGAGGAACCAGCATCCGTAGATGTTAGTTCTAACTCTGCCTGTCCTGTCGTTTTATCTGAAACTGTTACAATATTTCCACTTGCATTTTTAGTATAGAAGATTCCATCAGCAATATTAATACAAATCTCACCAACCTCTAAATCACCAGAGGCGGGTACAGACCCTGCTGTTTCACTTCTTTTCAGTTTTATTATATTCGCCATAATATGTCAATAAAATATTAGTTACTAAAATCAACTATATATTATACAGTTCCTTTTTTTGTTAAGCCCATTTAGGCATATGTGTTCTCGCATAATGTTTTTCATCCGTTACGTTATATTCTTTCATAAACCATTCTTTTGATTTATAAAATTCCTCACTACATCTCATGGCAATAAAGAAACCATGATAATATTTATTATGCGTTAAAATCTGCCCAGTATTTAAAATACGAGCAGGAGTACGAACTAACTTACCAAATGGATTTATATTATAATCAGGAGTTGCTAATTGCCATATCATCTCTCCTGTATCAATATGTGCCATTGTTAAAAAAGGCATACCTTCCATCATAGCTTTTTCACCTTGCGTACTCATAAGTAAAACATCTTTCATTTTGTACACATCTTTATAATAGTCTTTCATTGTATTCTCCTTTAGGTGAAATTAACCAAGAGCGATTGCCATTGGGATTGCCTTAGATGTTGCAGTTGGATCAGCTTCCGCACTTACAAACGTAGCCCATTGTCCATCACCACGCAAGTAAGTTGTCGCATCAGCAGTTCCACCAGCACTAATCTTAGGAATACTAACTGCACCATCTTGAATTTCAGATACCGTAACTGCATTAGCAGCAATATCTTCAGCAAGAATAATGTCAACTCCCAAATGAGCAGATGTAATTTGGTTATCAGCAATATGAGCAGCAAGAATTGAATCGTCAGCATAATGTTCTGATCCAATACTATCGTCAGCAATCTTAGTTCCATCAACAGCGTCAGCACCAATTTTATTAATTGTTACCGCACCATTAATGATCTTAGATTCGAGAACTGAATCCGCCATAAGTTTATCTGCACCAATAGTATTATCTGCAACCGTTCCCAATTCAGAAAGTTGAAGTGTAGACATATCTGTATTAACTTCAACAGATAAATTCTGCAAATCATTATTGGAAATACGTTGAGAATAAATACGGAAACCTTTGATCCATCCACTACCAGAAGTAGCATAACCTGTACCATGAAAGAATTTAATACTATAATTAGAAGCATTAGATTTCAAAGGTACATCAACGGATGTATCAGGTAAGTTAGCAGAAAGAACACCATTGTTTGCATAATGGAGATCGTTAGTTTTCATAGCAACAATACTTCGATATTGTGTTCCAGCAACTGTTGCGAAACCAGTATCAAAAGGATTAGTTGCCATTTGACTTACACTATTTGTTAAAACTTTCATCTTACCATCATTCAGTATAGTTACATAGTTAGCATTAGTATCATCAGCATAATGGATAACAGGTGTCTGTGTTCCATCTGCTTTTCTAACTACATAATCCACATACAAAGAAAGTCCAGAGTTCCAGTTCCACTTCGCATCTGTGTCTGTAACAGAAGCAGAATCAGCAGCTCTGTTTGCAGAAGCAGTAGTAGTTGGAATATAGGAAGTCATCATTTCTGTATTTTCTACTTGTGCTCCCCACAAATACATTTTGTCATTCAATGTATGAGCAGTTTCTGTATTTACTGCGTTATCATTACGAGCACCAAAATAGATTTGACCTTCACTTGTAGAACCTGTGAATGTTACTGCACACCTATACCATCCACCAGAATATTCTTGGATTTCAGTAGAATCAACTGTACCCTCTGAATTTCCTACTGTACCATTGGTAAGATTAAATGCCTGTGCGAAAGTAAAACCACCACCCATCATAGAATTATCTTGATCCTCATTAGAGATTTCTAGATAATCATAACCTTGAGAAGCGGGTTTCTTTGCCCAAACAGATACAGTATATTTTTGACCATCTGTAAAAGTCATACCAGTTTGTCGAGTTGCAACTATACCACTAGCAGTAGAACCAGCATACAATGTATCAGATGTAAACGTGCCTGCTGGATCCATCCAATCTGTTTGATTAGCACTAACCGCACCAATGTTAGTTTTTGATCCTGCTGTTTGTGCCCAAGTTGTTGAGAAATCAGCAGATTGCAAACACATATTTGTTGAAGCTTGTTCAATCAAATATCCTTTGTGAACACCAATCATTGTGGGTTCAGGATAATGATCGAAACGAATTGTTCCAGCAGCGACGCTTTCAATATGACCAATATTATTAACTCTAGTGGCCGTGCTGTTCCGAGTGAAAGTCATAGAGTTGGCTTTATGCTCGGAAGAATTTATTGATAATGAAGCATTTAATTGAGCCATTTGTTTACCCCTAAGTTAAAATTATTTTTAAATTATGTTAAATGTTTATACGTCTGCTTCGCCTAAATCGAAACATAAGAATTCAATTCTGTCAGCAGTATCTGCGCCAGAAGCGAGAACAACTGTTGTTCCGTTAGTTGCCGTATAATCTGTACCACTAATCAATTTAACACCATTTAGAAAAACCATAAGACGATCAGGGATATATACTACATTCCAAGTGGTTTGTCCAGCAGTAGGTGTTTCAACACCAGACCTAACTGTAAAGGGATGATTCCCTATAAATTCGTGATGTGATGACATATTATTTATCCTTTATTAAAAGTTGTTTATAAGTGAGTTAAAAGATTATTATATATTAATTAACATCTTCTAAAACTGAACAAACAACGTCTACCGCTACATCACTTGTTACTGAAATATAATCATCACCATCTAAAACTATTTTCTGTCCTGAAACTACTTTCATAGCAGAACCTGTCAAAACATTTGCGCCCTTCGTAAGATAACAATTTGTACCAGCAGAATTATCATAAACTCTTACATCAACTGCGGCAGTAGAAGCACCAACATTAGCTACGTCAACTTCAAGAAGAATAGATGCTTTCCCTGTAGGTGAAGTATAAATTGTAGTTTGACCAGTAATACCAGCTGATTGAGCATTTTTAAAAGTATTTGTTGCCATTTGTTTTTTTCCTTATCTTAATAAGTTATTAAGTAAATATAATCCTTCTCAGTTATTAGATACCATGTAATTGAAAATCAATAGTTGTGTTCGCTGTCGAAACAGCATTGGTTAAACTTACACTTGTTCCATTATTAGCTGTAAAATCTTGTCCATTAATTAATTTAATACCATTCATATATACAAAAATATTATCAACAATATAATTAATATTAAATGTCTGTTCTCCTACATTCGGAGTAATAGAACTTAAAGTAACTGATGGTTTAAAGGATAATGTTCCAGCACCATCAGTTGTCATAATATGATTCTGTGTACCATCAACAATATCAAGTTCGGGAATACCAATTTTATTAGATTCTATTTCTAATGATTCACAAGGCCCTGATAAATCTTGTCCACCAGCAATATTTATAAAAATTAAATTTCCAGCACCATCTGTGCCTGGAAATTGTTGTATACCATTTGTATACTGAGTTGTCTTATCTAATTCAGGTGTGCCTATAGTATTAGGATCAATGTCTGCATTATCAATCGTACCTGAAAGATCACTGCCCCAGTTTGCAGAAATCATTGCTGTTGATATTTTTAAATCAGTAAATTCTGTTGTAGCAATTTTAGTTGAACTATCACCTTGACCAGTAGTTACACCAGTTACACTTGTGGTTAATGCTACATCCATATAACCATTAATATTAATATTACCTACACCCATAATATCATGGTTGTTTACATCTAAGTCATCACCAAGTTGTGGCGACTTGTCATCATGGATTGTACTAAGGAATCCGTCAAAATCTGCTTTCTTCTCATTAATAGATTCAACCAAAGAAGATTTAATCGTAGTGTTTAAATTATCTAATTCCCCATGATCTATGGGTATTAGATTAGTCTTTTCAATCCAAAGTTTTAAATTATCTTTTTTAGTTACTGTTATCATGTACCGCTTCCTCTATACCAAATATATTTATTCTATCTTCTGGTGTTTCCGTTTCACCTTCAATTCTATAAAGAAGTTTGGCATCTCCCATATGTGCTGTTATTTGATATAGAGCAGCAGTCAACCAAACAACATTATCACTAAAAGCATTATTACAAGATATATCCCATAACTCTGAATCGGGTTCAAGAAACAAACATGATCCTTGACAAAGTTGCAATACTGGACAATTAGAACAATCTTTTCTATCAGACCAATGTGTTCCAGCATTAATTTTAAGTTTATCTAAACCTTCATCACCATTATCAAGACTACCAATGTTATGACTTATCCCCGCTGTATTAGATGATGATGCTGTAACATTTTGACAAGTTGTAATAGTTCCGTTTAAATCAACTGAAAGGGTATCAGGACTATCCATACCACATTTTTGATTTAATGCTTCAGCGGGTCTTTGTGATTGCAAAGTTTGAATGAAGTTTTCTGTTTTCTGTGAAAGTATATTAAACCTAGATACTTTCTGATTGGTAATTTCATAAATTGATTTTTTTCTATATTCAATATGTTCTTCGGGTGTACTCCAAGAATTATTTTTTCCACCTTCATCATATGCATCAACAGTACCACCCTCACCTATCGGAAGAATACCAACTTTATTTTCAAACCATTTTGCAATATCACCACGACTCTCATTATATTTGTGAACCATACTATTAAAAGATATATGACCTAGAGGTGCTAATTTGTTTTTCAATTTTTGAATCATCTTAGCTTTTTCAGGATCATCAAATGGGTCTGGCCCTCTAGTTGGTTGTCCTGGCCCATCATGCGAAATAGATATACGAACATCATGTTTCTCAATAAAATCAATTATCTCATCTGTAAACAACGATCCATTTGTTATAATACTATAAGTAGATTTTGGATATTTCTCATGTAGTTGTTCGACTAAAGGTTTTAGAGTTTTCCAATAAAGGAAAGGTTCTCCACCCCATAATTCAAAATGTGGTTCGTCTTGAATTGATATGTTGTCAAACTTCTTAACATATGCTTCTACTTCATCATCTCCAATATGATACATATCGGATGTGTCCAAATGATCGTCTTTATTTCTTGGTACAAATCGTTGTGAACAATAATCACAAGAATAATTACACTTTAAACCTAAACTTATTTTTATCTTTTTTAAATTTCTTTTACCAGCAGACATTCCCCAACTATCTTGTTTACTCCAATCCATAAAATTAGTTTGTGGTATAACAATATCACCATTGGATTGACGTAGTTCAGAAGTCATATTATCATAAGTCATATAAAATTCATCATTATTATTTTCATCAGCGTTTCTTACACTTGACATATAAAATTTAAATTTAGCCATTATCAACCTCGGAATGTTTTTAGAAGTTCGTTATACCCATGTGATATAATTCTAAAGTTAGTTACAATACAAACTCTTGTTCCTTTACCCAGCCAAGGATTAGTTTCATGCCATAAATAGTTTGGATGAATTATTGTTAATCCAACTCTAGGTGTAATAGCGTAAACCTTTTCCCAATAAGGATAAGAAATTGCTGGTCTTGGGTCTTGAAACAAAACCTGATGTGTTCCATTTCTAGGTGATTGTTCCTGACCAACTAAAACCTGATCTTCTAATGCAACATTCTCATCACCCATCGCTAAATAGGTAACTACAACTCCATTAATGTCTTGATGATAATGTGGATAGGTTCGTGCTCCACCCAACTCACTATCTCTTTGTACATTACCAAAACATCTCCCCTCAATAATCATATCATCTGCTTGTCTTATTCCCCATCCATAACGAATGTAATAACGAATTTGTTGACAAACAATCTGTTCATATGCTAATATAGATTCTTTTTCATTTGGAAATTCATCCATATCTTTATCATCAAAAAGATTATAATGCGTAGTAGCATAAAATCCTTTTGATTTAGCCATATCATGGAAATCAGGTTCTTTAGTTTTAATATCTTCCATTGATAATTCTTTTGCAGTTAAGACTTTACACAAGTCTTTATTGATTTTATCAGGAAGTGTCGAATCCATTTCCATAAATGGTGTAGTCCACTTATGATCTATGTTTGCGTGTTTATGAAAGGGATGATCGGTTTTATCTTCGGCTTCAGGTTCTAAATCTTTCCAATACTGTATGTGTTCTGGTGTTTGTTCATTATACGCTTCATACTCATTCGTTTTGAAGATTCCCATTTTAATCCTTCCATCATATTTGTTAAAAATATTATGGGGGGCATAATTACCCCCCATCTTCAAATATTTTATGCTACAGTATAATCAACATCAGCAAGACCAGAATAATTCCTAAATCCAATCTTTACTTTAAATGTATCACCAGCAGACATTCCCAAAGCACCGACTTTAAATGAACCAGTACCGTCTGTTATACTAACACGTTGTTTTGGTAGATAACCGCCTGTATGTTCAAGATAAACATCAGTTGCATGGTTAATCGTAGAACCATCACTATCAACCATTTTAAAGTCAACTGTTTCGTATGCATCAGCATCAATACCACCACCACCATTTGTTACTACAAATGTAGGTAATGCTTCTGTCATATGTCCAACATAATCATAACCAGTTCCACTTTCCCAACCACTTGTGGTATTTGTACTAAAACCATAAGCCTTGTTATATTTAATAGTATATGAAGCATCCATAAAAGAAGTATCAGTAAATGGTCGATAACAAAGTAAAGCACACGGAGCTCCAGAATGTCTGGATTCTCTCAATGGATGTGATTTAGTGTTATAGGTTTTACCGATAGAATTAAAAGCGGGTTGTGTATAATGCCATCCACCTACTTTGGCACCCATTCTGACTGGCCAAACTGAAGGTACTGTAGCAAAACCAACACCAACAGTCCAAACAGCAGCATCAGAATTTTCTGCACCCATAGAAGGATCAGTAGGATCAATCCACGAATAAGAAGCACATCTGAAATATTTACCAGCCATTTTAGCGGTATAAGTACCCTTAATATTATCAGGCATATGAACAAGAAGTTCCTCACCAGTTATTTTAGCACCATAAAGTCTTGAGGTTGGAAGTTTTGTGTGAAAAATTCCTGAATTATTACCAGGCCAGTCCATATGGTCTACGCTGGAATCTCCAACCAAACTTCTTTCAGGAGTTCTACCAATATCAGCTTCCATACTATCGCTCTCATACATTTCTTCGTCTATTTCCATCCAGTTTTTCAAACATATAAAATCATCATTGACTAACAATTCCAGATGCGTCGGCATGGAAAGACTGTCATAAGATCGTCTAAACATTTTGCATATTCTCCTATTTAATTATTTTTGATAAGTTATATGTAAGATTAACAATTACAAGCACAGGCACAGTCGCAGGCACAAGCACAAGCAGTCTGACAATTATATTCTCCTAGAAGAACATTTGCACCTGACGTTGTATTTTGCAACCCAATTCGGCCCCCACAAGCAGTACCACCAAAGCCTGGATTTGTCGGGCCCCAAATACTAACCTGACCAGTACCACCAGTAATCGTTCCTGTTCCACCAGCAGTAGCACAGTTAGCATGGTTTGTACAGTTTGTTACCCATGTTCCATCACCACGCAAGTAAGTTGAACTGTTTTGAGTTCCAGAACCCAAACGTGCTCGGTTGATAGTTCCCGAACTAATGTTAGCAGCATTTGTAGTATCTGTCGTAGCACTAGCTGCTAACCCACTAACTTGACCGGCAGGCAAATTAGATATACGAGCATTCGGCAACGTACCCGAACTAATATTATCAGCATTCGTAGTGTCTGTCGTAGCAGAAGCAACTAGAGAAGGTTTATTTAGAATCGTATTCCAATCACTTGCTGGAACATTATCCAAAGCACCAGATACAACATCTCCACCTGAATCTATAAGATCAGCGATTTGTCTTGCTATAGTCATTTGTTTATTCCTTTTTAAAAATTAATTGATAATGTTAATATAGATATGATGTAAATATAGTTGTTGATTTATGTTTTAATCAATGGTTTAACCAATCCATTATTATTGTATGTATTGACACGATAATTAATCACCACCGCTGCTCTTATACCTCTACCACTAAAAGTGTTAGATTCGTGCCATACATAAGCAGGATGAAATAAAGTCGTTCCAATCTTAGGAACATAATCTTTTGCCTTACTATTATACGGATAATTAATAGCAGGTCTAGGGTCTAACAGTAATAACGCACCCTCTGTTTCATTAGGCATATCTTCCTTCTTTAAATCAAAATCAGCATAATTTGCAACCGTTCCCTTTCGTCCTTCACTATCATCATCAGATTTAAGTTCACAAATTGTCGAGCCAGGAGCTACAAGTTGTAAATCATCATCCCCATCAACGTCAGTAGTTAAAGCAAACTCACCACCAAGCGTTAAGTATGTAATCATAACACCATCAAAAGCGTGATGGTAGTGTGGAAAGGTTCTGCGGCCAGTAGTTTGCATATTACCAAACCCCCGACACTCAATGTCTAACTGATCAGCATTTTTTACATTGTAAGCGTTTGCGACATAGTATCGTATTAATTCACTCGATATTTCTTCATAACCTTTTATGGCAGGATTGTTGTCTCTGTCATCAAAAAGATTATAATGATTTCTTTCAAACTCTATTGTCATGGTTCTCTTATGAGTACCCATTGTCGTACAATAACCTTTAGAAGCAATATACTCTATTAAACCAACTCTCATATCTTCAGGTAAATTTAATTCTATTCTTCCTATAGGCGTAACCCACTCAGGAGTTATTTGTAGATTACCGTCTAAAGGATGACCACCAAGATACTTATCTTGTCTTTCTAGTTCTTCTTGGGATAACCTATAACCAGTTTCCGTTTTAGTTTCCATACACCTACCTTAGCAATAAACGTGAAATTCTACCCTATCTGACGTATCAAGCGCCTGACCACCAATCAATGTTACACTTGTTCCATTGTCAGCAGTAAAGTCTGAATCTTTGACTAGTTTAACACCATTTAAAAATACAACAATTCTTCCAACATTGTATGTAATTGTAAATTCAGTTTGACTTGCTGTTGGCGTAACTGTTGTTTCTGTAACTACTGGTTGAAAACTAACAGTACCAGCACCATCCGTAACTAGGGCATTACCCATTGAACCTTCTGATGCGTTTAATTCATTAACACCAACTGTATTTGCATTAATTTGAGCATTACTTAATGTTCCACTTACATCACCCGACAGAGTTAAATCAACATCAATAAAACTTAAATTTCCAGCACCATCCGTAGAAAGTATTTGTCCATTCGTTCCATCTGCAACATTTAATTCAGTAATACCAACCACATTTGCAATAATCTGAGCATTTCCGATTGAACCTGAAATATCACCACCAACAGGAGCCATTTGTATTTCATTTTGAACGTATGCAGTAGTTGCTATTTTAGTTGAATTATCACCAGTTGAATGTGTTACGCCAACCGTATCTGCATGAAGTGTACCTGTATAACTCCCTGATATATTAATATTACCAGTACCAGTAATATTTGCATTGAATATATCTAAGTCGCCACCCAACTGAGGTGTCAAATCTTCAACAACATTTTCTAATTTACCAGTTATATAAGTAGATAATTCATTTATAGCAGACACCAAATCGACTTGACTTGAAGTTGTCAACGCTGTTAGATCACCACTATTTGTGGAAATCGTATTGGTCTTGATTCTCCACTCATCAAAGGTGTCTATTAAGTTTACAGTTACTAATGCCATTGTTACCTGTCCTTTAAATATTTATAATTTTCATTACTTATGTTTTAGTTAAAACGGATTTAATTTTAATTTATTTTTGGTTGATGCGTATAAAAGTGCGTAATACACCATCTACCATAACCCTTACCAACATTCTCCTGATCCATACTTACCATATCTACCTCATGTAGATAATAACTTGGGAAGATAACCATTCTGTTGTGTTTACATTCAACTATACTATCTGATTGAGGAAACTTTAAATCCCCACCAGTAAACCTCTTTGGTTCTCTGTAAAACCATATCAAACAAGTATGCATGAAAGTATCAAAATGAGTTTTATATTCATCTTGATTTTCATAATAACTAACTATTGACTGATCTATGTTACACGATAACCATGTTCTCCATGAAGGAGTCGTTTTTTGATATTGTTCTACAACAGGTAATGAACAAACTCTCCCATGATGTCTTAATATACTTGACTTATCTCTTTGACCCCTATAAAAATAATCTAATGCAAGTCTACTTAGTATTGCTGGATTTTCTTCACTAGAACCAATAGGGATTTTATCCTTAACACAATACCTTTCAAGATAGTCTAATTCTTTCAAGATTTCTTCTTCTTGATTCCTATCATAAAAATCATCTACCATCAAGTAAGGGTAAATATTATATTCATTATATATTTTAAATTTCATTTATCCTAAAAATATCCCATACGCTTGTACCACAACACCTGTAGCATTTTGAGCAACATTAAATACACAACCATCACTAGTAAAATTTGTAAATGAATAATCAGTAAATTTATTAGTACCAAGCGTTGGTGTATCACCAATACTTAAAATCTTGCCAGCATTTGCTTCATTACTCATAGCGCCGGTATATCCTTGAATTTTTGGAAATCCACCTGTACCAATTCCTACATTATCATTAAATGCAGTTGCGATTGCACATTGAGTAGTTCCATCTGTAAAACCTACTGACCATCTCATTTCTCCACCAGTACCTATCACTATAAGTGCTTTCGGTTCAAACGCAATACCAGTAATAGTTCTAGGGCCTGCATTACTAGGGTCTATTCCCATATCACCGTCTACATGAACTTGTAACGCACCACCACTTGTCCATGCTGGTACGCCTCCTACTACCGATAGTATTTGTCCAAGAGTACCAATAGGTAATCTTTCAAAGTCTGTACCATTATAGCGTAACAAATCACCAAGAGCATCAGAACCCATAGCGATATGTGTTCCGTTTACAGAATTCGTAGCGATGTCTTGTGCAACAATAACACCGTTCCCGATCATAGCAGATGTAATAGTATTATTCGGAATTGTAATATTAGAAACCGTACCCGACAAATCACCACCAACAGCAGTTCCACCAACATCCGTAGAATCATTTGAGAATGATAATACACCAGCACCGTTTGTTGTAAGTACCTGTCCTGCTGTACCATCCGCTACTGCAAGTTTCTCTATGGTAACTGAATTATTAGCTAATTTAATAGTTGTTACACTATCATCAGCAACTGTACTTGCGATTCCTAAGTGTAATACTTTTATTGCAGAACCATTTGGGGGAGCGGGAGTGAAAGTAATACTAGTTGTTGTTGGTAAAGTATATGAACTGGTTGGTTGAGAAACACCATCAACAAAAGCCATGAGACTTTCTTCGGAAGGTGCAGCTGTACTTAAAGTGAATGTATCAGTTGTACCATCACCAGAAAAAGTATCTTCAATAAAATTAGAACTACCAGAACCACCAACACCACTTTGAGTTACGAATGATAAGTTACCCATACCGTCTGTGGATAAGACTTGACCATTTGAACCATCAGAAACATTTATTTCTGTTATACCAACTGAATTGGGCCCAAGTTGATTTACATCTTGAAAACTAATAGTACCAGCACCATCCGTAGTTATTACTTGACCAGTTGTACCATCACTTAATTCTAATTCATCAATACCGATACTTGGTAAGGCAAAGGATATGTTACCTGATCCATCAGTTTGTAAATGTGATCCTGCTGGGCCATCCGAGGTTTGGAGTTGAAGTACACCAACTGAATTAGGCGACATCCCACCAGCTGCAACGAAACTTATTTGACCAGCGCCATCTGTTTGTAATACCCAACCAGCGTTACCATCTATTGTTGCGAGTTCTGCAACATTAATTCTATTCGCAAGATTAATATTAGATGCATCTGCCTTTCCTAATGGATAACCGCCAAGGGTTACTCCATCATGGACGACTACCGTATTCGCTGTGGTATCAACAGTTATTTCTCCAACGGCACCTGTAAAGGCGTCGTGTTCAACAGTTGTACCCCTTCGTCTTTTTACTTGTTTAGCCATAAGATTTCCACCTTTTTATTTGTTCCAATAACCTTTAGGACATTTTGATTTGTTAAACAATGTTTTCGCAGGCATAAAGCAAGCACATACATTACATTGTCTTGTCAGTTTTCTAAATTCAGAACAATCTTCACATACTGCATATCGTTCCGCTTGTATATCTTTTTCTATAAAACCACTAGTTACCGCTGTTGTGATGTCTCTTAATCTACTAATACTGTCATCACGAATTTCCTGCCATGTCATACTCTTTTCTTTTTCTGCTTGAGTACGTTGTGCTTGTCTTGCTTCAGTTCCAGTTCTCATAAATTACCATCTCCATCCCACATCATTAAAAGGATATTCTTCATCTTCATACTTCGGTAAATCTTCCAGATAATATTTTGAATCTGGATTGTATTGCGAATGAGAATCAGAAGTGTCCCAGCGATCAAACCACTCACCATGCTCTTGATAGTGATCTTCATCCCAAACAAATCTATTAGGCCCACCGTCTAATCCCTCTGGATAAGGGATAGGGGGTTCATACCTCATAGTTGTTTCGTTTAATACAAAACTTGGAAATGGTTTCGGAGGTATAAACGCATCCTTTACTGAATCATAAGTAAAATTTATCCCAGCATAATTATATCTTATTGCTGGTTTATCATCTTCCAAACTAGTATTAGGATCGTAATGTTTTCCACCATATGTATTGTAAGAGGTTTTAATCCACTCACCACCCAAACCATCATCATAGTTATCTATGAAATCTTTTGTAGCGGCAATAACATTAACAACCTTACCATCAATTACTTTTGCATAACTTCCCATTTCAATTTCCTTATGGTATTGGGAAAGGTGCTCTAATAACAACTATACCCCTTCCACCTGTGCCTGGATTTGAACCACTACCTTGCCCATGTCCACCACCACCTTGATTTTCACCACCGTCAGCAGCTCCTGGCGATGAGCCTGGATTTCCCCCGCCACCGTTACCGCCTGGAGCTTCACCAGCATTACCAGATGTGTTACCGCCTCCGCCTCCGCCGCCTCCAGCGTAGAATTGTCCTGCTCCTGTACGATATGCGTTTTGTAATCCAACACCACCAGCACCAGAACCGCCACCGTTACATCCACCACAGCCTGGACATCCACCAAAACCTGGCGCTCCATTACCAGCGGCTCCTGCACCGCCTCCGCCACCGCCACCAGTTACAGCTCCGCAGTTTGTTCCACCACCACCTTGATTTCCTTGACCTGCTGTTCCAGCACCGCCACCCTGACCATTTACACCGCCACCGCCACCAGAACCTCCAGCTATATTCTGTCCAAGTCCACCACCAACAGCAGTTGGTACACCAGAAATTCCTGTGGTAGTATCAAAACCAGATGAAGTTTGTGTTCCACCATTTCCAACTACAATATTATATTCGCCAGGAACAATAACTGTAGAAGGTTGTTCGACCATGCCTCCTGCTCCACCACCGCCATGGTTTCCTGCTCCACCCCCGCCACCAGCGATTGCAAGTACATCACAAGTTACATCTTTACTACCTTTAACTTCAAATGTTCCAGATGTTAAAAATGTGTGTATCTTAAAATTACCGTAGAAGGTTTCAGTTCCACCGAGAGTTTCGGGTTCTCCTAAACCAACAGTTCCAATATGTCTACCTTGATTAATAAATGCCATTTAGACTATACCTTACATTTCATCATAAACCTTAAACCAGTACCAGCAGTTCCAGAACCAACTTGTGTTACTCTAAAAGTAACTCTATCACCAGCAACGAAATCCGTTGTAGATAATACACCAGCAGTTAATCCGCCTGCACCAGCAGCATCTGCATACTGTGGTTTGGTAGAATAGATTGATGCTCCATTTTTCTCTATGTCAATAATTAATGCAGAACCAGCAGGGCCAACTTCTATGTGTGCTTGTTCACCTTCAAATGTTCCAGTTCTTGCCATAACCATTTCACCATACTTTTGAACAACTATATCTATTGGTAATGTTTCAATATCATATCCTGCTAAAAAAGATACGTCATAAGGATTAATATGGGTATGACTATTAGGATTAATATTTGTTAATGCATTACCATCAAGTGCAGGCATAGCGCCTACTAGTTTAGCAGATGACAATGAAAGTATCTTATCATTAGTTACAGCTCCATCTACTATCTTAATTGCGGTTACTGAATCCGTTGCAAGTTTATCATTAGTTACATTAAGGTCTTTGATATTTACTGTTTCAACAGCATCACCCGCTAATTCAGCAGTGGTAACAGAGTTCACAACTAATTGTGCATTACCTACTGTACCAGAAAGATCACCACCAACAACAGCACTACTAACATCAACCGTACTGCCAAAACTTATATTACCAGCACCGTCTGTCATTAATACTTGTCCAGATGTACCGTCTGACAAATTAAGTTCTACGACACCAACTGTATTAGCGCCAAGGTGAGCGTTCCCAACCGTTCCTGTAAGATCACCACCAACACTTGAACCAGTAACGTCAGGTTGACTAGTAAAACTAATTGTACCAGCTCCATCCGTTTGTAATACTTGTCCTACTGTGCCGTCTGATAATTTTAATTGAGGAATACCAACTTGATCTGCAACATTGGTCATGTCCTCTCTTGCAAGTGGAAATCCACCAGCAGTAGCTCCGTCATGGACAACAACTGTTTCTTTGTCCAAGTCAATAGTTATTTCGCCTTCAGCACCTGTGAATGTAGCGTGTTGGGCGGTATTACCCCTTCGTCTTTGTATAATATTAGCCATTTTGTTTTCCTAAAAGTTGTGCGACCATTTCTTTAAGTTCAGCAATATCGTTTTTCATATTATTTATATCCTCTATTTCTTTCAACCGTTTCATACGTTCCATCTTATATCGTTCTAATGCAGTTTTACTAGTATTCAATACCGCTTTAGAATACATATCACGTTCTAACTTTGAGTTTTCAATTTTTACAGTTTTCATATTACGCCAATGCAATACATCTCAAGTCTTTAATAAGAGGAACTCTAGTAGTCTGTCCTTGTGATGCTGTCATTACAATTTTAATTGCAAAAGTTTTAAAACTAGAATATGTTGTAGTACCAACAGTATAAGAAATATTATTTGTAGTTGGTGTGAATTCAAGTTCTAAGTATTCTTCATCATCCTCAGTTTTAGAAACTGAATTTACATTTGTTACTTCTTGCATTACTGTCCAAGATTTATCATCAAAAATATCAGGATCAAATTGTGAAAGAACTTTATAATAACAAGTTACAACAGTTCCACTTTGTCTGTTAGCAGTCAAATAGATTTTTAAATCTTGTGCATCAAAACCATCCTTCAACGTAACACGGCGAGTCAAGTATCTTGCAAGTGCATCTCCACCTTCTTTTGCTTCTTCACCTGTTGTCAAATGGTTAATAACATTCTCAATGGTAATCACACTATTTCTTGCAGTATCAATTACAGGAGAAATATGTTTACTATTTGATGCCAATGTAGCTCGTGATACATAACTTCCAGCACCTGTAGTAAGTTTTTTCTGTACATCAAGAATATGATTAGTATATGGCGTAACACTAAAATACTCCATATCCAAATTACTATTATCCACGCCAGTCATCTTAACACCCCAATCAATACCAGTATTATTGATTCTAACTTCTTGTGGAATTATATCAATAATGTCTGCTTTGATTTCAGAAGAAAGTGTTCCATCTTTAAATACCGCATGAGAAGTACCATCAATAGTAAAGTCTGCACGATTCAATTTAAACATCAAGTCCTGATTTTGATCTGGACTCCATGTTGAAGCATTCTGTGATTTAAAGAATACACCAGCATAAGGTTGTTCAGATACTTTGCGATTTGTACCAATAATGTTTTCACCCATCTCTGCAATATATGCTTCGTATTTTGTACTATTACTAATTACAACTATTGAATATTCACCAGGCTGTAAATAAACCAATGATGGGAATGTAAACTTAGTTGCACTTGTCGCATCTTCACTTACAGTAACACTATCAGGATTTAAACTAACATCCGAGAATGGTAAGATTGTTTGAGTTGGATAACCATTCAATGTATCTCTAATCTGTACTGATACAGGAAGTCCATCCGTATCTTTTGTTTTGAAAAACAAATCAATATCCGATAGAAAAATACCATCTGGATATAATGCTTCATCAACTAAAAATGTTTCAGCGAGAGGATCGAACCAACCGACTACTGCATTTCTGGTAAATTGATTTGTCGTTGTTCTAAACTCTGTAGCACTACCCATAGCAAGTTGTTGTACTCTAGGAACTCTTGAAGCGACAACAACATTTTCTCTTGTCTGTAATAATCCCTGTGCTTGGTAAACAACTTCCGCATAAGTTCCAGCAGTTACCAGATCACCAGTTGTATTATCTACTAACAAGAATTGTCTTTCACCAGTTCTGAATCTTAACGTATCACTATTGGGAATTGTAAAAACCAATCCAGTAATAGTACCAGAAGAATCTGTATAAACCGCATCACCTAAAGCACCCCCATTAGGAGTAACGAAAGCGGAAACATCCTCACCATCAAAGAAAGAATACACTCTTGTATTTGGTTTCATTCCAGTAACAGAAACCGCTACATCCCTTGAACGAATAAACGGTATAACAGAAACATCAACTACTCTTTCACCAATACTGTTTCTTACTGTTTCCGTTCCAGTAATTTCATTTCTAATACCAGTTCGTGTTTGTTGTTGATCTACTTCAACAGTTTGTCGTTGAATGATAGCACGTCCAGAAGTAAAATTTCCCTGTGTACCTACTACTCTTTCGTTTCTACCAGTACCAATATCCATCCAATCGTTAAACTGTGTACCAAATCCCAAACCAACTAATCTTGACCACGCATCATTCTCACCTTGAAGATTAACAACAACTTCGGGTTGTGTGGTAGTATCAATCCAGTTATCGTTTGGCGGTGTCAAGTCAACAGTACCAACCCATGCAAGTACAGCATATGGATTAACATTAATTGATTTACTTGCGATTGGTTGATCTACAAATGATACCGTACTATATGGAAGTGTAATCAAATCACCAGTTTTTTGTACACCAGTAGAATCACCACTATCATAAACAACATCTGTATTTTCGGAATTAAAACTTGGTCGCAAAATCTTTTCGTTAAAATCAATAGCACATTTGTAATCGCTACTTGCAACATCACCAACACTATGACCTCTAAACGAATCAGCCAATATTCCATTTTTAAATCTATCCAAACCAGTAGCCGCATCTTTAATAGTTAGATTTTCCGTTTCACTTTCTAGTAACGATAATGATGTATAGTATTCTAGATTATCAATTCGTTTTTCTAATCTTCCTATATCTCGCATTGTATATCTTTTGTTTTCGATATACTTCGCATTAACATCCGTTGCTTTAAATGTATAAGCAGGAATCTCTAGTATGTACAAATTCATAGTACCATCTAAACGAATAGGCGGTACTGGTATTAAAGAAGGTACACCTTTATTACTTCCAAACTTTCTTTCCCTACTTAAATAAACTGTATCAGTTCTTGGTAAATAATAACTATAATCAGCAGACCAGTTCGTATTCGGTGCTGGTAATTCAACATTTGAAATTGTATCTGCACCATCCATTCGTCTTGGTCTAAAGTCAATACAATCTCTCAACTCAACTTCCTCACCAGTTACAGGTGAAGTATAAGTTGGGATGTTTTCAAAACCAACTACCGCATAAGAGTCAACAGAAAAATATCCTACGCCAGTATGAGTAAAGTAATCAAAGATAACACTAATTCTTCCAGTAGGTGCAGTTCCACCATCCTTTAATATAATTCTTCCATGATCGTAGAAGTTATCTCTTTGACCATTATCCATAGTATATTGATCTGTTATATTATTTGAACCAACAATCACACTTGTAACTGTTTTTGTAAAACCAGATGTTGCACCGAGAATATCCTCTGAAACAAAAGTTCCAGAAACAGGAACGTAAGTTAAATCCGTTGAACCACCAGCACCACTAATAACTAATCCTGTAGCAGCAGATGTTGCACCAGTAATCGTTTCACCAGGCGTCATGGTATCTGAGGTTGAGGTAACAACCAATGTTGGAAGTACGGGATCATTATTCACATCAGCAGAATCATATACTGCTCTGAGAGCATGAAGGTCTGCACGTTCCAATGAATCAGCCAATAGATTAGTTGTGTTTGGTGTAGCAATAGTTTTTGTACTAGACTTGACTATCGCTTTCGTTTTCTCTTGTTTACCATCAATGTTAAGTGTTGCAATAATATCTGCGGTAAAATTAACAGACTGTTTTAGATCAAAAGTAAGTGTCGTGTTTGAAGGTGCATTAACAATAATATCAGCGGGGTCTGAAAAATCTACTATATCACCAACAGCAAAACCTGATGTACCAACACTCTTTACAGTAACAAGATAGTTATCTAATTTATTAGCATCACTTGTATCACTTGTACCTATAAAGGTTTCAGTAGAACCAGCACTTGCAATCGTTGCTACACCAGCAGTAAACGAAACACTTTCAAATGTTCTCTTAGTTGTATAACTTGTGTCAATAGCACTCTGGTCATCACGAATAGTTTGTATTGTATTCTGTGGCAACTTAAACAACATAGTATTGTTTTGCGTTTCTTGAAGTATTAAATCACCGATAGTCTGTCCAAGCAACTTACCACTATCATCCATGTTACATCTACCATTAAGAACAACAGGAGTTGCATTGAGATCATCAGGTATTGTAACAACTGATTCAACATTCTCAAATTTATCAGTTGTAATTTTTATATCGTAAAGATATAAATGAGAAATCATAGCAGTAGAAGCACCTGTTACATGGGTGATACTTCTAACACGGGCTGTACCAATTTTAGTAAGTATATAAGTTGATTGGTCTGTTACATTAATCGAACCATGTGCTACGTTATGAAGATCAACAGTTTCGTTTTCAGTAATATCATAATAACCTTTGAGATTATTAACAATAACATAATTACCATACTGCATTAAACGATCAAAGTTATTTACATTAACAATCGTTCTTGCTTTATCTATCGTAATGTTTTGAGATATAATAGTCTCGTATTCAAAACCTTCAATAAACGCTTTGCCAGGATCAAGTCTAACTATAAATTTTGTACTATCGTTTGGATCATCTTTTAATTGAACATTAAAAGGTCTTACAGTATAACTACCCGATTCGTCAAAAGTTCTTCGTGCAAATGTTTTTTCTAATTCGGAATACAGAGGTACTAAAATCTCAGCTTGTTTCAAACCATCCTTGAGTCTTAATACTTCAAAGAAGTCTGTGTCATCTGTAGAGTCAAGTGTTTTCTTTGCAAATGTTAATGCAAGCATTAAACGATCTGCGCCAGGAGCAGAGAAGTTAAAAGAACCCTGTGCATTATCCAACAATGTTGAATCATCACCAGAAGTTATAATCTTTTCTGTAACCGTTACACCAACTTTATAAGAAGGTTCGTTTGTGTACTTATCTAGAACTAATGTTTGACTTGCATTTTTAATAAAGTTACCATTAACATAAAAGACACCTTCTGCGATTGATACCGAACTACCTTTACCAGTTGGTGCTGAAGTTGCAGCTAAAGCGGCAACTGCGAGATCGGTTGAGTTAATTCTCTCTCCTGCAAGAAAAGCGGGTTGTGTTTCTATTGTAGCGGTTGCGGTTGTAGAACTTCCACCACCACCAGTAAATGTAATTGTTGGTGCTGACAAATAACCAGAACCAGGCGTTTGCATATCGACTGAAGTTACTTCACCATTGTTTACATTTGCAATAGCAGTAGCACCATTTCCACCATTTGTCGGTGTAATAACTACGGTAGGAATACTAGTATAACCAGAGCCATTAGTATCAACTTTAATTCCCTGTACACCATCTGTTATTGATCCACCTGTAAGGTATCTAACAAAAAGGGTATCAGGATCGCCTGCATCTGTATCTTCAGCTACGTTACCTATTACTAGTGCTTTAGTACCTGATTGATTACCAACAACAGTTTTACCTTCAAAGTTTGCAACATTTATATCAACACCGTTTAATTGATTTTGTAATTTAACAAATTCATAATCTAGGTTTAATGTTACGTCAGCGCCAGTTACCTTACTACCATTCTTGAAAACATGATCGCCTAACTTCTTTATCTGATCTCGGTGAATGGATTGCTGAGTAGTTAACTCTCTTGCCTGTACAGGCAGAGATGGCTTGTACATGACTTGATGAAAATTCTTATTGTCATCAAAATCATCAAAGTAAGGACTTTGGTTTGTATTAATTGTAATATTATTTTCAGACATAATTTACCCTTATTGTTTTATTTTTATTTATACTAGAATTCGACAACTAGTTTTATATCCTCTGTAGAATCAGATGCTCTATTAATTGGAGTTCTGAATTCTGTATAAATCATTTCTCCCGATCCATCATCAATTTCAAGAGCGTTATAAGTTGTAGCAGTTGCTGGTACTCCACCTGTGGTTGGATTAGATAGAAGATGTACTTTTCTAAAATCATCTCCTACTGGAAAGTCAGCACCTTCCGCACCGATCAGTCTAGCGTTCAACATAACATACGCACCACCTAATTCTGCAACAGCATCTGAACCATGTCCACCAGAGGGAGACATTCTTGGTTCGAGTACGCAAGCAGTTCCACCACCACCAGAAATAGCAGCAGTCGCAAACCTATATCCTGTGCCTGCGGAAATCATAGCAATCTTTTTAATAACTCCACCAACAACACTTGAAACTCTTGCAACAGCACCAGCAGCACTTGTACTTGCATCTTTTGTAATTGTAACAGCGGGTGATACTATATAAACACTAGTATTGTTTGGTGTTTGTCCAGCTGCCCAATCACTATCAACTGTCGCAACTTTTGACGTACCATCATAACCAGTAATTGTTTTGAACTGATTTATACCAGTACCTTGAGTAATATAAACTGTCAATCCATTATAATAATCATCATTCGCATCTGCACCCGCTTCTAAGGTAATAGTATTCGTTGTTCCTGTTTGTGCTGTTCCTGTGTTTGACTTATAACTACTCCCACCATTAGTTACGTCAATATGATCTAACGCACCATCAACAGCGGCGGTCTGTACATCCCATTGTTCACTTGTGTCATCAGCAGGTAATTTCTTAACTGGAATCCAATCACTTGTTACAAATTTCAAAACCTCTCCCTGTGGAACTTCAAACATAAACTTCCATCTATAGTTATCTGCTGTTTCAATAATATCCGTTGAAACACCAGTAGGTTCTACAGTAGAAACAGCTCCATCAAAATTACTAATACATTTATAAACTCTAAAGGTACTTGTAAAAACAAAGAAGTCCTCATCTATAATATCATCAATCGTATGACTGTATTCTGTGTAAACCGTACCACTAGTCCAGTTAACTCTCTTGATAACATGAGATGCACTTGACAATGGAATTAATTTAGCTGCAATCATATCCTTGTGATGTAGGAATGGAGCGATTGTTGTATCAATAGGAATAGGAATCAACGCATCATTGGGAGTTGTTTCCGAATATTCACCAGCGCTAGCTCCAGACCACGGCGAATCTTTACCTATCATCAGATAAACTTTATTTGTTCCGATAGATGTGATAAAGTTATCTGCATTGTATTTTCTAAAACTGTTATGGATTATAGCACTCATAATTACATTTTCCTTTTAATGTTTGTCTTTGTATATTTATAATACTTTTTTAAAATTTATG